ATGACGAAGAACAATTAGAGGTTGAAGAAGAACAAGAGCAACCCGCTTTATATACCATCCGAGTTGATGGACAAGAAGTAGAGGTCACGCTTGAGGAACTCCAAAACGGATATTCACGTCAGCAAGATTACACTCGCAAAACTCAAGAGCTGTCTCAACAAAGAAAAACTATTGAGCAACAGCAGAAAGAGTTAGCGGAAAGAGATGCTATTTATGCACAGCTGTTACCGAAGATGGAAGCCCAAATATCGGGCGAATTAGGCAACGAGCCAGATTGGAACCAGTTGTATGAAGATGATCCCGTAGGTTATGTTCGTGAAAAGCAACTCTGGGATGATAGAAAAGAGAAATTAGCTGCTGCTCAAGCTGAACAGCAAAGGCTTCAACAAGAAGCGTTTACTCAACAGCAACAGCAATATGCACAGATGGTGCAAGAAGGACAGCAAAGACTTTTGGAAATCGTACCAGAATGGCAAAATCCTGAGACAGCGCAACAGGAAAAGCTAGCGATTCGTGAATATGGCATTAACGTCTTGGGGTATTCACCTCAAGAGATGGATTCTGTATACGACTACCGAGCATTACTTGGTTTAAGAAATGCATGGCTTAACAGTAAAACTGTTGAGGCTGTAAGGAAGAAACCAACGCAGAAAGCGAAAGCTCGTGTTGCAAGACCTGGTACAACGAACCGACCAAAATCAGTAGCCCCTGTGAAAAAAGCAAAACAGGTTTTAGCAAAATCTGGCAAAGTCCAAGATGCTGCTAAAGTTTTTGAACAAATATTAAAGTAATTTAAAGGAATATATTATGGCTAAAGTAACTAATGCTTTTGACACATATACGGCCACCGCTGATAGAGAAGATTTAAGTAATATCATTTACAACATCTCTCCAATGCAAACTCCGTTTATGTCCTCAATCGGAACAAGAAACGTTAAAAACGTAGTTTTTGATTGGCAAACTGAATCATTACCAACTCCTAGTGGAACTGGTCAACTTGAAGGTTTTGAACTTTCAAGAGCTGCCTCTACCGCTACTGCAAGAGTTAGTAATGTATGTCAAATCTCATACAGAGATGCAACTGTAACAGGATCGCAAGATGCTTCAGATGCAGCTGGTAAGAGATCAGAAATGGCACACCAACTAGCTATCATGGCTAAAGCACTAAAAAGAGATATGGAAGAAGCTCTATGTCAAAAAGGTGCTAAAACAACTGGTGACGCTACTACTGGAAGACAAACTGGTGGTTTCGAGTCTTGGATCACAACTAATGATTCAAGAGGAACTAGTGGTGCGTCTACAGGTGGCGGAGCTGCTCCAACAGACGGTACTCAAAGAGCACTTACAGAAACACTTCTGAAAGACGTTCTTGAGTTAATGTTTGCTAGTGGTGCAGAGCCAAATCTTGCTATTTGTGGCCCTCACAACAAGCAAGTAATTTCTGGTTTCACAGGAAGATCGCAAGCTAGACAAATGGTTGATGCTAATACTGTAGAAGCTTCAGTATCTATCTATTCATCTGACTTTGGTGAACTAAAAATAGTTCCATCAAACAGATCAAGAGAAAGATCACTTCTATTAGTTGATCCTGAATTTGCTAAAGTTTCTTACCTAAGAAGCTTCGATACTATCGACATAGCAACAATAGGTGATGCTGAAACTAAGATGATCGTAGTTGAGTATGGACTAGAAGTGAGCAACGAAGCTGCTCATGGTGTAGTTGCAGACTTAAGCGTATCTTAAGAGCTTAAATGAAAGGGGCTAGAACTTTGGTTTTAGCCCCTTTTTTTTATGAATAGTGTTAAAATTTAATAGTTATGGCTAAAAGAACTTTAATTGACAGTAAGATTAACTACTCACAAGAATTTGCAACCGAAGATGATAAGGTTGTTTATCACACCCAACAAAATGTCGCACCTGTAATACAGCATTGCAAAACATTAGCAGAACATAAACCAGGTAAAGATTTTCGTCATGTCGCAGAAGTGCCTATGGTAATATACCAAAAGGCTTTACGAGAAGGTTGGGCACAAGATGACAAGAAATGGAAACGATGGCTCAACGATCCAGACAACAAATTATTTAGAACATGGGGCGGTAAGGTATGACGTATGCTGAATTAAAAACAAATATAGCAAGTTATCTAAACAGATCAGACTTAACATCTGATATAGATATGTTTATTGATAACACAGAAGGCGAACTTAATCGTAGGCTAAGAACTAAAGATATGATTAAAAGAGCAACTGCTACTGCTGACTCACAATATTTATCTGTACCATCTGATTGGATGGAAGCTATAAACGTAGAAATAACATCTAATAACTTTAGACCTTTATTTCAACAATCTATTGAATCACTAGATATTTATAGACAATCAAACAATAACGTAGCTGGACAACCAATCTATTTTGCTTTGGTTGATGATTCTATTGAACTTGCCCCTACACCAGACACTAGTTATACATTACAATTAACATACTATGGATCGATTGATGCACTTAGCGATTCTAATACAACGAACTTTGTGTCCACAGGACACCCAGACGTTTATTTATATGGAGCTTTAAAACACGCATCAATCTTTTTAATGGAAGATGAGCGAGTGCCATTGTTTACTGCTCAGTTTGAAAAAGCATTAGAAGAAATGCGACTTGAACAAGAAAGGGCTGAGTTTGGTAAGGGTTCTTTGTTACAAAGAAGAAGAACTTATGGCAAAGCTAGGAAAAACATTTATTATTGGAATAATAATTAGGAGTTATTATGGCTGGATTTAGTGATTATTTAGAAGACAAAGTATTGGATCATGTATTTGGTGGCAATGCTTACACAGCACCAGGAACACATTATGTTGCTTTGTATACAGTAGCACCTACCGATACAGGTGGTGGTACTGAAGTAAGTGGTGGTTCATACGCAAGACAAACCTCTACTTTTAATGTATCTGGTACTGACCCAACAACTGCAACAAACGCTGCTGCTGTTGAATACCCTACAGCTACAGCTGATTATGGAACTGTAGTTGCGGTTGGTATTATGGATGCTCTTACAAGCGGTAACTTACTTGCATACGCAAACTTGACTGCTTCTAAGACTGTATCTTCTGGAGACGTATTCAGATTTGACGCTGGCGATTTAGATATTACGTTAGCATAAGACCATGGCCTCAGTAGGCTACGGTTTATACACATACGGGAAGGCTGATTACGGTACTCCCGTTTATCACTTTGGCACAGCCACAATAGCAGCTACCTCTTCAGCAACCGCTGTAGGTCGTTTTGTTATTACGGGTGCTGCTACACCAGCTGGCACTTCAGGATTCACCGCAACAGGTAGATTCGTCATTACAGGCGCATCTACAATCGCTGCAACTTCAGGACTTACCGCAGATAGTTCACTCATACTTGATGGTGTAGCTACGATTGCTGCTACCAGTAGCATGGCTGCTATTGGTACACAAATAGACTTAGGAGCTTCTACAATATCGGCAAGCTCTAGCATGACAGCTACAGGACATCAAATAGATCGTGGTGTAGTGTTAGGCCCCGCTATTTCCAACATGACCGCTACAGGTAGATTTACTGTATCTGGTGCAGCTATAAGTGCTGGAGTATCAGGATTGACTGCGGTTGGACATCAAATAGACAGAGGTTCTTCTGCAATAGCACAAAGCAGTAGTTTTTCTGCTATTGGTGGGCTAAAATGGTCTGAGCAAACAGTTCAGGCTGAAACTTGGACAGATCAGACGGTTACGACAGAATGGACTAACCAATCTAATCCTTCTACAACTTGGACTAAATTAAGCAAAGACGAAGCAGCTTAAAGGAAAAGAATTATGGCAGATACATTTACTACTAATTTAAACTTAACTAAACCAGAAGTCGGAGCATCGACAGATACCTGGGGAACTAAAATAAATGCCGACCTAGATGCGGTTGACGCAATATTTAGCGGTACTGGTACATCGGTAGCAATCAACTTAGATGGAGCTGTTATTGACAGTTCTGTTATTGGTGGTACTACTGCTGCTGCTGGAACATTTACTACATTAACTGCTAATACATCCATTACAGGAACACTTGCTACAGCCGCACAACCAAACATTACAAGTGTAGGTACGCTTACAGGATTTACATCTACAGGTATAGACGATAACGCAGATGCAACAGCTATAACTATTGGTTCTGATGAGTCAGTAGACTTTGCAAAAGGTGTAGTTGTACTTGGTTCTGGAACAACATCAGGAGTCTACCTAAATGGCACTAACTCAGATACAGTAGCGCAAGGTAATTTTGTAAGGTATGGAACTAACTTCCTTACGCAGAGTGACGCTGCAAACTCTAATTTGATTACATATGCTTTTAATGGCTCAACATTTGTAAATGCTCTAAATATAAAAAGTGATGGAAAATTAGGCATAGGAACTTCGAGTCCTTCAACTAAGCTAGAAGTTACAGATGCTAATGGTATTGGGTTAAGGTTTGGAGATGTTGCATCTACACCTAGTTCGCAAACAGCAGGTTATGTCGGTATGTCTACAAGTGCATATTCAGGCAATAATGGCGATTTAGTTCTTATTCCTAGAACGAGTGCGACATCTAACATACTTCTTATGGAAGGAAACGTAGGCATAGGAACTACGAGTCCTGTATTTAAACTACATTTAAAAGATGCAGCAAATACGGCTGTCTATCAAAAATTTACAAACGATACAACAGGTAACACAGCTAATGATGGCTCAACGATTGGTATAGATTCTGATGGAGATTTTTTAGTAGCAAATGCAGAAGCAAAAGATATAAAGTTTTTTTCAAACGATACAGAAAGAATGCGTATTCTCTCTACAGGTTTGTTTGCAATTGGTACAACTGTAAATACTGTAGCAAAAACGCACATAGTAGAATCAGAATCAAGAGATTGTTTAAGATTAACAAATACAAGAAACCCATCTTCATCAGCACCT